CCGCCGTTGCCGCCGGGGATAAGGAACCGCCCGATCATGCCGGAGATCTGGCCGCCAAGGCCGCGATAGTAAGCCGTGCCTATGCCGCCCGGCGCGCCGCCATTGGCGCTGAGGACGGAGCCGAGCGACGAATTGCCGCCGGCCGTCGCGGCCGTCGAAGATGTCGCGCCAAGGCCGCCGGAGCCGATCAGAAGCGCCAGCGAAGACACGCCAATCAAAGATAAAAGATCGATCGCGGTCGCGCCCGCGCCGCCGCCGCCGCCAGGCGAATAACCAGCGCCCGCGCCAGCCGCCGTGAGGATCGCAAGCAATTGGCTGGCGATTGACGACGGCGTGTAGGTTTCGGAGCTTTGCGAGAACACAAGCCGCGGGAGGCGAAGCCCGTAGCGCGGGTTCATGAGGAACAGATTGCCTGCGATCGCCAGGAGCTGCAGCGGCCGGCTTCCGAGGATCTCGCCATCGACGATCGGCGAGCCATCGGGATAGACGATCGGCATGGCCGTCAGGCCGTTCGGCGCCAAGGTCGCGGCCGTCGTGTTCATCAGCGACGGCAGGACGTTCATAAAGATGCCATCCGGCTCCGACGTGATCGGCGGATCGAGCGTGGTTGTCAGCGCGTTCGCGGCCCCACCGGCGACGCCATAGTGAACTTCCCAGGTCTGCTTGCGCGGCGAGCCGGCCAGCTGCCAGCTTCCGATCGCCGCATTCCAGCGCATGACGGTCCACAGCGTGGCGATGATCACGCCGCCCGGAATCGGATTGCCATCCGGCCCGACAATCGGATGCGTTCCAAGCAGCGTCAGTGTCGAAGGGCCGCTGTTTGTAACCGCGGGCTTGATCGCCACAAGCATCCCGTCGACAAGCTCTGGCGGCGTCGGCGTCAAGGCCCCGATGAGCGCATTGACCGAGCCGGAGTCGATCGCGATGTGCATCTTGCCGCGCTGCACGAGATGCAGAATGGCGGCTAGCAACATCGTATCGGAATTATCTTCGGTAATGACCGGACCGCCAGCGGCGAGCGCGCCATTGCCGCGGATTGCCGTGCGCAATTGCGCGATGACGCCATTGAGCCAAGCCGCCTGAATCGGCGTTCCGTCCTCGGCCGTGCTCGACGAGCAATCCTGAAACCAGGTGTCGAGCAGCGCCATCACGCGGCCGTCAGCCGGACGCGTAGTCGTGACGTCCGGCGTAGTAGAGCCGGGGCCGATAATGTCGGTCATTTAAGGATCCTGTCTGCCGTCACGGGCCGACGAGCTGATAGACAATGCGCACATGCGCGTGCACGACGCGCTCGAGCACGCAATCGAGCGGCCCGACGCTCGGCGGGCAGTTCATCGGCATGCCGGAGCGAATGCGCCCGGCAAGCGGCGGCGTATGAAAACCACCCTTGTAGGAAGGGCTCGCGGTCAGATCGACCAGCACGAGCAATTCATTTTGAATGCGCCCGCGCCCCGCGCGGCCGCATCCTGCTTTGGCGCGCCCGGTCAGCGAGCCGCAACCCATGATGTCGAGGCATTCGATCGACCAGCCGGCCAGTGCGGCGATCTCGGCGTAGTAATCGCAACGCGTGCCGCCGAAGGCCGCAACCTTGGCGCAGAGATTCGGATAAGGATCGCAGGCGTCCGGCAAGCCATATTGCTTCATCCAAACGTCGTTGGTCTCGGTCTCGGTCGCGCAGAAGAATTCGAGCCGAAGCGCGCAGATCCGCTGCTCCACATAGGCGTAGAGCGCGGCGAGGGCGTTGAGAAAGCTGCGACGGACAGGAGCGTCCGCATCCGTGCGCCAGGCGCGCCCACGCGGCAAAAGCTTGATCAGCTGGTCAAGCGTCTGCTCTTGCGTGAGGCAGATGTCTTCAGACTGGCCGGCGTCTCCGCATATCAAAGCCAAGGATCAACCCTCCGCGATCGCCGCGGCCGGCGAGCCGTAATGCGAAACATTGCTAACGAGCGGCGCCGGAAAATATACAGCGCGATCGTCGGAAGGAATATTGAGCTCCGTCCGCGTCGGCGAATGCCCGGCGCGTTTGAGGTCGAGCAAATGCAGGATGCTGGCGCGTTTCGATTCCATCAGCCATTGGCGCTTCCGCGCTCCGGCGGAAATCCCCTCCTTGGCCACAGCCTTCGATGGCTTGAAATAATGTCGCGACATCCGCTCTTCCCTCACGCGCTTAAAGAGACATTCCCGAGAACCGGGATCGCCGCTGGGGCGATCGTGACGTCGGACGCGGGCGAAACGAGAACATGCCGCTGCTCGCCGCTGGCGTTGGCGATCGCCTGCCAGATCCATGAGCGCGAGAAGACCTGCGGCGACGCGAGAAACGGCATTCCAGGAACCGCAATGTCCGAGCCGGAGACCGCGCCAAGACGGCGGAACATGTCGAACAATTCGTTGACGACGGCCTGTTGCACATCGGTCGTGAAAGGGGCGAGGCCCGTCACCACAATGTCGATCGGCTGCGGCGTCGGCGCCGAGACCGTCACGAAAGCCGTCGCGGGCGCTTCCGCATCGATCGCCGAGGCGACCGCTTCGATATAAGGCGTCGTGGCGACGCCGCCGGCGGACGCGAAATAATCGTCGAAGACCGGGAAGACGCGGACCGTTCCGGGGCCGTGATAGAGCCGCTCTACAAAGACGCGGGTGACGCCGGCGACGGCGGTCCCCCAAATCACATAATCCGACGGCGCGCCGCCATGCGGAGGATAACGAAGCCGAAACAGGATGCGCCCGCGCCAGGCCTCCAGGTCCTCGATGTCAGCGCCATTAATGATGCCATTGGCGTCGACGCCGGCCGTCGCGGTCGACGCGCCTGGACCCGTCGGGCCGGAGCCGATCGTGAGGACCGTTCCTGCACCTGAATTCGCGCTGGAGCCCGTCGCTTGGGCCACAACAGGCACGCTGGCGGTTCCCGCCGCGACAAGTGAGACATCGGCCGAGGACGCATATTGCACGCCGTCGGCGCGGGTGAACAAAGTCCCCGTCGGGATCAGGATGGCGTCGGTCGAGACGACGGCGACGTTGCCGGTTGCGAGCGTCGCAGGCTTGCGCGGAATATTATACTGCGAGGCGTGCAGCGGCAGATAGAGCTCGTCCGCCAACAGAACGAAAGCCTGTTGGCCGATATAGTCCATGCGGCCGAAGATTTCCTGGCTATGGCCGGCGACGACCTTCGCTGTGGGATAGATATTGTTGAGCGGCAGGGACCCATCGAGATCGGCTTCCGCCAGAAACGCCCCCTTGATCCGCGCATAAAGCTCGGCGAGCGTCGGGATGTAGAACATTCAGGACCCCGACGATCAAAAAGAACTTGGCGCGATCTGGCGCCAGACCATCTCGAATTTGCGGTTATAGATTTGCGCGCCGTCGCGGCCGTAGAGCGCGACCGCGAGCCAAATGCCGTTTTGCATCGGCAGGATCGTCGCCGTCGCCGTTATCTTCACGCAGGCGCCGTCGTCGATGAGAGGCTGCAAGCCGTCGAGCGCAAAGACCTCGGCGTAGGCGCGCGAGGTCTCCGTCGCCACGTTGCGCTCGAGCAGCCAGAGCAGCGAGCCGAGCGGCGTCTCGCCGGCGTCGAGAACGCCGTCGCCCCACCATCCGCGCGGATCGCCGTCGGCATATTTGGCGAGCGGATGGTCCGGCGGGCAGGCGCGATCCGTGAAGAGCCCGATGATGACCGCCGTCTCCAACGCCGCCTTATTCGAAAGGCCGCCCTTATTCGAAACCTCATCCGGGCTGGCGTAGGCCCAATCGGCGCTCCCGGTCTCATTCGAATAGACCATGTCCCAGCCGAAAAGGCCGGTGTCCGGGCAGGCCGGATCGGGACGGATCGAAATGTCGCTCATTTGGCGAAGGCCTTCGTCGCCGAGCCGCCGCCTTGCAACATCACAGGCGTGTTGGCGTCCGACCCGCCAAGATGAACCTCGCCGTCAAGGATGATCTTGGCCGACGTGATGGTCACTTGATCCTTCGCGATCGTCATTGTCGTATTGCCGACCGTGATCGTCAGCGGCAGGTTGTTCTTGCCGCCTTTGATTACGACGCCGTTTTTCGAGACATAGATTTCCTGGCCCTGGTTATCGTACAGGACCGACTCGCCGGGGTTGCGCTTGACCGGTCGAAAATCCCCATGCTCGAGCCCGAGGACATGAGCGCGGTCCGCCCTGCCCCCTTGCGCAAGGATGACGCCCTCGCCACCCGCCGGCGGCACGCTCGAAAAGCCGTAGTGCTGCGAACGCACCACATTCTTGAATTGCTCGCCGGCGAGCCCATTGAGCGTGAGCCGCTGTTGCGAGCCCGTATCGTCAACATCGACAACCGAGACCCGCCGCAGCAATGCGCGGACGGCGGAGTCGTGTTCATCGAACAAGAACAGGCCTCACGATTCGCCGCTCGTATCAAAAGACCATTCGGAGCCGGAGCCCGAGGATTGCCCCGCCGTTCCGCCATGCGCGCGCGGATCGACGAGGGAGAGGGTCGCCGTCGTCTCGAAAGCGTTCTGTTGGTAGTGGACATGCTCGATCAGCATGTCCTGCGCGAGACCGAGAAACTGGCTCTCGGTCCAGACCTTGTTTCCCGGCGTCCACAGCGTTCCCGCCTCGTCGCGCCAGCCCGCGGTGACTATCATCGCGCGAATGCCGTCGCCGGCGGCTTTGTCGCGGCGATTCGTCGCCCGCGTCTTCAGCCGTGTCTTGTCGGTGTTGCCGTCCTGGACGAGCACGAGAGGCCGCAAGCGCGAGACGCCGCTATCGCTCGCCGTCTGCTCCATTTGCAGCGCGTCCGCGCCATGGCCATCGTAGCTTTGGCCTCGAGCGTAAATCTTCGAGTGCCTGTTTGAGCCGCAAAAATCTCCGTCGGCCACCTCGATATTGACGCCCTGCATCAAGGCGCCCGCCTGCCGTTGAGGATTGACGCCAGCCTTGGTTATCTTGATCGAGCCGTCGGGCTGTCCTGCGAGCGTCACGCCCTGGTCACGGCCGGCGCGCTCGATCGCGCGAAACAATGTCTCACCCGGCTGAAGCTGAAACTCAGGGATCGGGTTCAGCTGCGTATCGGTCGAAAAGCCGATGTTCGACTGATCGAGCTCCTTGGCGATGTCGAGCGGCGTCTTATTGTCAAACCGGCCCGTCTTATGCAGCGCTGAGCAATCGACCGCGTCCTGCCCCTTCGAACGCCCGGCGATCCTAACATACGCGTTGCGCGCGTCGATATGCGGACGCCGTCGATCGATATAGCCGGTAAAGACCATATCCCCGCTTGCATAGATCTGCACGGGCGTGAAGACCTGAAACAAGGCGTTGACCGCGTCAGCGCCCATTTCCGCAGCGGCCTTCAAGGTGAACGCGCGGGCGGCCTCTTTCACCGAGGCTGCGATGCCAACTTCCTCCCACGCCGTGTAGCGCGTTCCGCCGATCGCGACGGCGACAATCTCGCTCTGCATTTATGATGCTGGCAACACGACCGAGGGCGCGAGCGCGGAAAAGCGCGTGGGCATCCACGCCGGATGGCGAACCTTGTTCCGGGCGATCAGCGTCGCCGATTGCGTCGGATCTTGATAAAGCCGCCATGCCCACCAAAGCGAGGGCATGGGAAGGCCCGACGAGACAGTGACCAGCGGCCGAAGATCCGCGATGATCGCGGAAAGATAGGTCACCGCCTGCGTCCGCAAATTCTGCAGAGCGACATAGAGATCGACATTCGCGGCGCCGCCGCAGGTCAAATATTCGACGTCGAATCGCTGCACCAGAGCCGTCCGCGCGGCGACGCCAGCCGGGCGGTCGGCGTAAGTCGTGGCGACGACCGCATCGACATAGCCGGCCATCAAGGCAAGCCGGGTGAGGCGTTGCGCGAGCGCCGCATTGGTTGATTGCGTCGTCGCGCTCGCAGTTATTCCCGATGGGCTTGGCAGCACCGCCAGCGCGTCGATCGCCGCGCCGAACGCGCTCGTGGCGTCCGTCGGCGTCATCGCCTGGCTGAGGCTCTGCGCGGCCGCGAGGCTGTTCGCGACAACCGACGTATCGACGCCAGTCAGCGGCGAAACCGCCGCGGGGATCGCATTGTAGATATTCGAAAGCGTCGTCTGGAGGCCGCTCGAAACCGTTGGATCGATGACGGCCGTCGCGCGAATCGTCTCCAAGGTCGCCGGAATATCCTGCAGCGCCGAGGCGGCGGAAGCCACTACCCAGCTTGGCTGACCT